AAATATCCAAGCGATTGGACAGATGACTATGATTCTTATATGCAAAATAGAGATAAAGTTACAAAGCAATTAGTAGAATATATAGAAAATTATGAAGACTTTCTGCCAAGTATAAACAAACAATTAACTAAACTAAACAAAGAGTTTTTTAGCGGTAAAGAATTATATAGAGTAATTGCTGATGAATGATGATTTAAAAAAATATATGGAAGAAAACAAAAAAGTTTTCTTATCTGAAATGAAAAAGTTACATACAAGGCTTGATAAAATTGATGAAGATGTTTCTACACTAAATGCAACTTTGCAAAAGCATATTCAATTTATTGACAAAACATATGAAGGACTAAAGAATCCAATCGACGCAGCACGGAGGTGGTTAGGCAGATGAATGATGATACATATACTATTACAATAAATGGTTCAGAATATACTACCGATACTGGTAGTGAATATTTAAACAATATTACATATAGCACAGCAGATATTTTAGATACAGGAAAAACTATTGATTTAGATAATATTACATCCTTTACTCATGCTGGTCCTTATATTGATCCCACAAGAGTTGTAAAAATGTCTGAACACTATCCTGCTTTAGCTAAAGCATGGGAAAATTTTTATTCTATTTATAAAATGGTAGATCAAGACTACAAAGGTAACCACGAAAAAGATGAGGAGATTCCATTTTAATGTTACACACTATCGAAGAACTTATTGAAAGACTAAACGTAATGAAAGACAAAGCAATAGAATTACATAGACTTAGAAATCAATATAGTAAACTCAGCGGTAAAGATTATGACAAGGCTGGTTGTCAAGTTATATTAGATGATATACAAAGCATGGCTCGTCTTATTGCAGAAGATAGACAAGGTGATGAAATAAAAACAGAAATGGATGAATGGAAAAAATGATAAAAAAGCACTATTATAGTTGGAACGATATCGAAAAAATGTGTGTAAGTATCGTAAACCAAATGTACGCGGATAACTGGCGTCCTGAATATATAGTAGGTATTACACGAGGTGGTAATGTACCTGCAACAATTATTTCAAATATGACAGGTATCCGTTGCGAAGCACTTAAAGTTAGTCTACGTGATGATAGTAAAAGCGAAAGCAACTGTTGGATGGCTGAAGATGCAATAGGTTACCCAGGACAAGATTCAGGGGGACAAGGCAAAAATATCCTTATTGTAGACGACATTAATGATACAGGCGCAACATTTAATTGGATTATGCAGGATTGGTCTGCAGGATGTTTGCCTGATCATGATGCTTGGAAAAACGTATGGTCTAATAATGTTAGATTTGCTACATTGACAGACAACTTAGCAAGCGAATTTGCAAGCAAGGTAAATTATACTTGTCACGAAGTAAATAAAGTTGAAGAGGATGTATGGTTAGTATATCCTTGGGAAAACGTAGGAACATATTAGAAAGGTAGTTAAATGAAAACAGGAGAAGCAATATTACATGCGGCTAAAAAACAAGCAGAAGGTGAAATAGCTGTTCATATAGCTAACATTAAAGTGTATCAAACAATGCCAGCAGGCATTGGCGAGCATTCTGATGTAACTGAGGCTGTGATCGAAGAGCTGAATAAACTTGCGGCAGCCGATGATCGTCTTGAGATGTTGAACAAATATTTTAATGACTAACACAGATTTAGATGCATATATTCATAATTGGGTTAACAGACTAAATGACCAAAAAATATGCCCTTATGCTAAATCTGTTCATGATACTAATAAATTAAAAGTAATTAAGTTAGAGCCCCCAGAAGATGTTTATGAATTTTGGAGGGCTGTAACTGAACAAGCAGAATTATTTGATGGAAGTATAGAAGTTGTAATGGTAGCTATGCCTACAAATAAAGATATTATACGTATCGATCAAATGATAGGTGCAACTGATAGTTTAAATGCTTTATATAATTACAAAGGCAAGGACTTATGGTTTTTAGATGCCTTTGATGATTACTGGACTATTATGTTGTTGCAGAAAATCACAGCACTAGATGATGCTAGTGATATCTTTCAAAAGAAAGAATACTATAAAGACTATCATCCTTATAGGTATAAAAAGTATATAAAAGGACGAAAGAACTTAAGAAACAGGTTGACAAAAACCTAAATACATAATATAATATAACAATATTTGGCAATCCACTGCCTTAACATCGGAGACTTAAATGAGTAAAGTACAACAAATAAAAGAAAAATTAGAGCAATCAGGTATTAGATATTGGGCTAATGATAATATTAGTTCTGTCCTTGAAGAAGGTGATAAACAGGCACTTATCGAAGAAGCAATTCCTGCTTTTGAAAATGTATTACAAACTTTATTGATTGATACAAAAACAGATCCTAACAGTCAAGACACAGCAAGACGTATGGCTAAGATGTATATCAACGAGATTATGTCTGGTCGTTATGATCCAATGCCTAATCCAAGTGCCTTTCCTAACTATATTGAAAATGGTTACGAAGGTATGTTGGTAGTAAGAAGTGAACTAACAAGTCTATGTTCACATCATCACCAGACTGTTAAAGGTGTTGCATACATTGGTATTATCGCAGGTCCTAAATTATTAGGCCTTAGCAAGTACACAAGGATTGCACAATGGTGTGCTATGCGAGGAACACTACAAGAAGAACTTAATGTAATGATTGCAAATGAAATGCAAAAGCAAACAGGTAGTGAACACGTAGGCGTATATGTACAAGCAACACATGGTTGTTGCGAAAACAGAGGAATAAAAGCTCACAGTAGTTTGACACAAACTACAGTACTACGTGGTGCGTTTAAAGATGATCCAGCAACTAAAAAAGAGTTTATCGATAATGTAAAACTGCAACAACAGTTTGCGGCAGGATCCTAATGTATAAAAAACAAGTAAAACTGTGGACAGATACTGTCAGTTTACCAGACTGGTTAAAACTATATAAGTCATACTATGCTTTTGATAACAGAGTTGTTAGAGTAGATGATGTTCGAGAAAATTCAAAAGGGTATGTAATTCAAATGGAAAATATTAATGGTGAAAGCCTAGATAGACTTGACTTTTATAAACTAAATATCAAACAAAAAAGATTTATTTTTAATGAAGTAGCAGATATTTGGTGGAATCATTTACAATTTCAGCATGATATCCTAGCTGATGATGCAATGTTTTATCATTCTGACTATCATTTAGGTAATCTTTTGTATACAGGAGACGCTGTACGTTTGATAGATCCAGATAGTTTTTTTAAAAGACATGTAGACTTTCAAAGTAGATATGTAGGTCAGTTTATGGATACGTTTTACTTTATGCTTCAAAACATGTTAATGGAGGCGAAATGACACAGGCGGCAGTATTTGAAAAGGGTTATCCTTCTTATGAGGCAGTTAACAAAAAGCCAGCTATGAAACTAAGATATTCAGAAGCATTTTACAGTGTGCAAGGTGAAGGTAAGTTTGTAGGAGTACCTAGTGTGTTCCTGCGTACCTTTGGTTGTAATTTTCGTTGTATGAATTTTGGCACAGATGAAAAACGTGATCGTTGGGAACAGCATAAGGACGGCAAAAAACATAATTCAGAAGTTATGGACTTGATTAAACAAGGTGTACATGAAACAACAAAAGAATTTACAGATTTGCCTATCGTGCATACAGGCTGTGATACTTATGCAAGTATCTATCCAGAATTCAAACACTTCAATATGCTTAGAGAAGTTGATGAAGTTGTAGAACATTTGTTAAGTTTACTTCCAGAAGGTAAATGGACAATGAATAATGGTCAAGATATACACTTGATTATGACAGGCGGTGAGCCTTTGTTAGCGTGGCAAAGGTTATATATCGATTTATTTGAACATCCACGCATGAGGGATTTGAAAAATGTTACATTTGAAACAAATACTACACAAAGTCTACACAAAGATTTTGTCGATTATCTCAACACACAAGACAGATTTGAAGTTACTTGGAGTTGTTCCCCAAAACTTAGTGTTAGCGGAGAACCTTGGGATACTGCTATCAAGCCTGATGTTGCTCTTGAGTATAGCCGTGTTAACGGTAGTGACATTTACCTTAAGTTTGTTGTTGCTACTGACGAAGATTTCAATGAAGTTACTAGAGCTGTTCAAGAGTATCGCAAAGCAGGGGTGGAATGTCCTGTATACCTTATGCCGTTGGGAGGACGTTCGGAAGAATATAGTCTCAACGTTAAAGACGTTGCCGAAGCATGTATGGAGCGAGGTTGGCGCTTCACACCAAGGCTCCACATCAGCCTTTTCGGGAATGCCTGGGGAACCTAGATATGACAACGAATATAAAAACAAACAACACGAGAAAGCAATGAAGGCAGAAGTAAAAGATCCTTCAGATGCTATTAGAAAGGCAGGATGGTAATGGACTGGAATAAACTTAAAAAGGCAATAGGCATACAACCTAAGATACTTGATGAAAAAGTTTCTAACGAAGATAAACGTAGAGAAATTTTGCAGAAAGAAAAAGAAGAAGCAACCGCAAAAGGCGAACCTTGGGTGGCTGTTTTAGATACACAAATTAATCCTGAAAACATAAAGAACGGTTTCTTTGAGCTCGATTGGAACAATGAATTTATTGAACAACTTTTAGATGCAGGATATAAAGGTGAAACAAACGAAGAAATTGTAGATGGTTGGTTTAAAACTATTGCAATGCAAATCCTAGGTGAACAAGGCCTGGATACAGCCCGAGAAATGGGTTATATAAATGTAGTTCCAATTGATAAGAATAAAAGTGAAGTAAGCTAATGCGTGAAGATTTAATGGTTCAACAGCAAGTGTCAACCGTATGGCAACATATGGTAGGCGTAATTTGTTTAAATCAAACAAACCGTAAACAAGTAAAAAGAGTATTACCTGCTCTATTTGTACTTTGTCCAAATCCAATACAATTACTTAATACAACTCCTGAAGCTATAAAGACAATTATTAAACCTTTAGGAATGGTTAATGTAAGAGAAAAACGTCTAAGACAAATGAGTTTGGACTATCTAAATTGGGACGGCGAAGATGCTACTGAACTTTATGGCATTGGTAAGTATGGTTCTGATAGTTATAGGCTGTTTTATAAAAATGAAATACCTGAAAATGTAGGCGATCACGAACTAAAACGGTATATTGAAGAAGAATTTTGTGGTTGACTTCAGCCAGATCTGGTGCTACAATAGTACTATAATTTATACAAAGGCAAACTAATGGCAACTTATATACTTGTAGATACAGCAAATACATTCTTTCGTGCAAGACACGTAGTACGTGGTGACCTTGATACTAAAGTCGGCATGGCATTTCATATTACATTATCAGGTGTTAAGAAAGTATGGCGCGAGTTTGATGCTGATCATGTTGTGTTTTGTTTAGAAGGTCGTAGTTGGCGTAAAGATTACTATGAGCCTTACAAGCGAAATAGACAAGAAAATCGTGATGCACTTACTCCTGCACAAGCAGAAGAAGATAAAGTATTTTGGGAAGTGTTTGATGAGTTCAAAGACTTTGTAGATACTAAGACTAATTGTACTGTTATGCAACATCCACAACTAGAAGCAGATGATCTTATTGCAGGTTGGGTACAAGCACACCCTAATGATAATCATGTTATTATTTCAACTGATGGAGACTTTGCACAACTTATTGCACCCAATGTCAAACAATACAATGGTATACAAGATGTAACAATTACACATGAAGGTTACTTTGACAAAAAAGGCAATCGTGTGTTAGATAAGAAGACAGGCGAAGCAAGACCTGCTCCTAATCCAGAATTTATGTTGTTTGAAAAGTGTATGCGTGGTGACACTAGTGATAATGTGTTTAGTGCTTATCCAGGTGTACGCAAGAAAGGCACTAAAAATAAAGTTGGTTTAGAAGAAGCATTTGCAGACAAAGATACAAAAGGCTACAACTGGAATAACTTGATGCTACAACGTTGGGTAGATCACAACGGTGACGAACATCGTGTACTAGATGATTACAATCGTAACGTAACACTTTGTGATTTGACAGCACAGCCAGATGAAATTAGAACAATTATGAACACTATTATTGAAGAACACATGACACCTAAAGAAGTTACACAAGTAGGCATGCGTCTTATGAAGTTTTGTGCAAAGTGGGATATGCAACGTATTGCAGACCAAGCACAACAATTTGCAGAACCATTACAAGCGAGGTATCCAGTATGAAAGCAAAAGAAATCGTAAAAAACAAATTCTGGATTTTATCAGATGACACAAAAAATATAGGAACTATAAGTTTTAACGATGAACAATACATGCTAAGTGATTCAAAAGGTAGTAGATTTTTTAACGATACTTTTGAAATACAAGAAAGTTTACAAAGTAAAGTAAGTTGGCAAGAATTAGAAATTAATGAAGTAAAGCCAGAAAAGATTGTAAACGAATATCCTACAAGTTGTTTACCATACAATGATATGTATGATGTCAAAAGAAGACTTCCTTTGTTTACAAAAAGTTCAAAAAGCAAAAGCCTTTATTGTGCTGGTTACTACACAATAAAATTTGAGAAAGGCTGGGTAAAATCATTTTGTCCTAAACTAATTACTGTTGAAAGATATGAATATAGAGG